GACGCATAGCGACACGCTTCAACTTGTTTTGTGCTATCTATAGATATACGTGCTACTTGGAGATGATTATCCATGATATATCCAGATGAAAAGGAATGGGAGAACGGTCCAGAAGCGGTAAAATCCCTCAGGACAAACAAAATGATCGAGGGGATCATAGAAGGTAAAACAGCGTCTCAGTCGGCTCAGTTGGCAGGTTTCGGTCCCGCTGCGTGCAGAACTCCATGGAAATTAATCCCTCCCGATGAAATGCGGTCACGATTCCAGCAAATAGCTGAAAAGAAGGGGCTTACATTAGATAAGATCGGCGACAAGATAAGCTCTCACTTAAACGCTAGAGCGAGTTATGTTGATAAAGATGAAGGGCTTATACAATCTAATGTCCCTGATTACAAGGTGCAGCAAAAGGCTTTAGATCAGCTCACTACCTTATTAGGTATGCAGGACGCAAGCAAGGTGGCACAGGGTGGCTCTACGATCAGTTTGAGCATATCTGGGCCTGCTGCTGACCGTCTGGCTGCGATGCTGAGCGGAGAGTAAGCAAGTGCGTTATACAGTATTTGAGCATTTGTTATACGATTTTGGTTGCCTTGTTATACGTTTTGCTGTATAACGTTATACAGAGGCGTTATACATGAGCAAATTGATAGCGATCCGTATACCCGACGATCTGTCTGACAGGGTGGATTCCCGGTGTGTTGTGCGCAAGCAGAGCAGGACAGATGTATTGATTGAGGCAATTGAGCGGGGATGGACAATAGATGATCCCGTAGTAATCAACCGTCCAGATGGTAGCGCTACTTATTGTGTGCAGAGTGAGGTACATCCATCAGACGCAAAATACGCGGAGATCTCATCTATTCCACGGCCAACCATAGACGATCTACGCTCCATCTGCGCTGGTAAAATTCCCGGCGATCCATCAAAATTATCGCCAGAGTGGGGCTGGCTTGGCAAGGCGGCTGGCAGCATCCCCCGGGTTGATATTGAGCAAGAGGAGATCGAGGACGTGACGCCGGAGTGCTGTGAGTGTGGTCATAAGCTCACTGGCAAGACAATCAAAGGACGTGGCATCGTATGGGCCTGCAACGATGTGGGGTGCCCGATGCACGGAAAGGAGCAAAGGTGATGATGATCGTAGAGATTTATGCGGTGATATGTGTGGTAATGATCGTGGGCGTGATAGTTCGCAACACAATCCGTCCGGAGTTGTAGCAATCCACACTTGCACATCTAATCAACCCCTAGCGCGTCTGTCTACCCTATATGCTCACAGCAGGCAGGCGCGTATGATTGAGTGTGAAAGCTAGGTTGGAGTCCCAGTCGAGGCCACCGGGGTGCCCTAACCCTGCCGGTAGCTGATGGTAACGGATGAAATTTGAAGTGGTTCCACACGCGACACGAAACAATTCAATGGGCCATGGCTAGCATATGAAAAACCATAGATGCTGTGTGGTAAAGTGTTGATGTAGAAAAAATTTGCACCAAAAAATCTGGCGCGTTATGATGGTGTTTAGGTGATGTATGGCAAAGGCGATGCGGGAATCGAAGGAGACGCCAAAGATGGAGGCGCGTTCTCATAGTGCTCAGTTCTTGAAGTCGGCAGTAGCGGCTAAGGTGGGGAAGAAGTCTCCGGGCCTTGGGGATGCTGTTCGTGGCATGAAGAAGAAATAGTGCAAATAACCGAGAAGAACATAGGCCGGTACCTTGAATGGTGGCATAAGGAGAGACACCTTGCGCGCACGGATTTGGTGTGGTTATCGAATAATGTTCTTGGTTACCCGGATGTTTCTGATCGTGTGCATGGCCCTATTATCGAAGCGCTGCAAAAATTTCCTGGTGCGATTGAATCACATAAAACGGTAGACGACTACCGGCAGGCTATGGGAGGGAGGGTTCTTTGGGAGCCAAGATGCAAGATGGAGTTGCTTCCTCCTAACCATGGATTTGAGCAAAGCAGAGACAATCTTATCCTGTTCCCTCGTGGCCACATCAAAACTACAATCGTTTCAGTGGCGCACTCGATTCAGTGGATTCTAAACTACCCAAACGTCAGGATTCTGGGAACAACAGCGACCGAGACGCTGATTACCAGTATCGTACTTGAGATTCGCAACCACTTCATCCTGAATGACCAACTTCGACTTTTGTTTCCTGAACTGTGCCCACAGGCGAAGGATGGGAAGATCCCAGAGTTTGGTAATCTGAGCGGGTTCACCTGCCCGGCAAGAGATAACAACAACAAGAAACTAGGCCCTGGTGGAAAGGAACCAACGTTTCTTGCTTCAACTGTTGGTTCTGCGATCACCGGATACCATGGTGACGTTCAGAAAAGTGACGATCTTGTTGAAAAGATTAACTCTTCTAGCCAAAACGGAATAGATGACGTGATTCGCCATGCTGGTTCGATGGGCGATTTGCTGGAGAAGTACAATACAGACGACCACGAGAAGCCCTTGAAGGGGTGGACAGACATGGTCGGGACCCCTTGGGATTTTTCCGATCTGTATCAGGTGCGCCGCAACCACCACGCGGAGCAGATTACCAAAGGGCTAAAGCCGTCATTCAATCTTGTGGTAAGAAGTGCCGCCCCGAACTGGCCAGATGGCCCTTTCCTGTGGCCGGAGCGCATGGGATACACAGCTCTCAAGGAAATTGAAGACGATCCCATGAAGGGTCCAGCGCAGCTCGCGGCGCAGTATCTCATGAACCCTATCGTAGCTGGACAAGGGCTGATTGATGATGTAAAGCAGTTGATCTGGACTCCTGAAAAGATCATGGACCAACTTTTGCCTAGGATGAGCCTGTATGCGGCTCTTGATGTAGCTGGTATGGAAGACGTTAAGGGAAACGATTCTGATTTTACTGTACTTACGGTGGGCGGTTTTGCAAACGCTAGACTCTACATTCCATTCATGCTGTATGGTAGACCTCCAGTTGAGGAGGTAATTGAATGGATATTCAGCGTTTTCGATAAGTATCCTGGAATCATAAAGCTAAAGATCCAAAAACAGGCTCTTGAGAGAGTTTTGCTGTCAAATCTTCGTCGAGAAATGAGCAAACGTGGAAGATTTTTGCCTATAGATGCTCAACCGGCAGATAATCAGCAGTCAAAAAAGTCTAAAATCAGAGGGTTACGCCCTTGGTTCCAAGGTGGGAATATACGTTTTTCTGATTCTTTGCCATATAGAACGGCAATCGAGACTGAAATAAAGGGATTCCCAAAATACAGGCATGATGACATACTGGATACGCTTACTGATCTCATGAACGAAGGTAAAAGCGTGAATTCAGGTGTTTTAAGTAATAGGGTTGAGGCGTACGCTGTTACTAGCACGTTTCATGACCCAATTTCATTGATTCTTGCCGAACATTATCAAGATGAAGACCAGTTTTATCCAAAGGTCGATAGAGATACAGGATTCCCGGCGTGAAGGAGTGATAAAGTGATCCTATGGTAACGGTAGATTCGAATGCCCCTCCTCCGATGGCTGCAAGCAAGGCTACAGATGCAAATTCAGCTCCCCCACTTGGAGGGTTTGAGCAGCGAACCAGTGAGGGAATTCCCCTATCTCCTGGAGAGTGGTCGGCAGACGAAGCCAAACGTATAGTTCTGGGAGATTTCAATCGGGCAGCGGCAGACAGGTCTACCAATTATGAAACAAAGTGGCAGAATGCCGCAAGCATCTACTCAGCGGTACGTAATGGAGAAAAATTTTGGGATGGATCGCGTACTCCTCGCGCCAATATGCAGATTTGGCACGCTTTCACCCAGGTAAATGCACTTCGCCCACAATTGATTGACGCTATTTGTGGAGCGGATCTCGATTTCGATGTAGAGGCGGCAAGCAGTGGAACAACAATCACCCAGATTCAGCAAGTTCGTGCTTTGATGCAAAGCCAAATGAGTTCTCTTGGCGGTCTTGTAAAGTTCCAGACATTCCGCTATTGCGTTGACCGCCTTACTGAAGACGCAACAGTTTTAGGGAATGGAATATGGGAATGGGGATGGGATGGCCCGAGAACTGTTCAAGTTGTCCAATGGGAGAGAGTTGTAGAGCCTGAAGTTGCAATGTCTGAGCACCCAATGCTTCCAGGCGTGCAGATCCCAATGCATACTGGGCGCACAGTGAGCTATGTGAGACAGTATTTCAAGCCACAGATCGAAAGCAAATTCTTCCTTGATCCTGTTGATTTGATGGATTTTTATATCGATCCGAATACCCGATCAACAAACACACAAAAGGCTGGATTTTGCATCCGTCGCCATATGATGACGATTGAAAAACTGGCAGAATATAGAGATCAGGAAGGTTTCGACATCCCTGACGACATCACACTGTACCGCCTAAGCCAGCAAAAGACATTTACTGAAGGGGATACGACACGGCAGGCGATTCAAAGCTATCGTGGCGTAAACTATCAGCCCGGGCAAGATCAGTCTGTGGACCCTCGACTTGCCAGGGTAGAAGTTCTCCGCTATTGGCAGAAAAATCATCATGTATGGCTTTTAGGCCGTGAGCATATTGCTTATAACAAGCCAAACCAATATCAGGCACTCCCGTTTCTTAACTGGTGCTAT